ATCTACCCCTACAACCAGCAGGGCAATCTCGCGGAGACGGTCTTGCGGGTTATCCGTGGTTCGGCTTCGGACCGCTTCCTCAATGCTCGCATGAAGGCGCTCGACTTCGAGCCCGCCGCGTTCGTGCTCATGCAGGGCACGTTCATCAAGCGAGTCGGTAATGGCTTCGGCTTCATCACGAGCGATACCTACATCCTCGTCGGTGGTGCATTCTTCAAGCAGGTCGACGCTAGTTCCAACTCAGAGGGTAACGTGGACCAAGCGGTCTCGGTTTACTCGATCCGTTGGGGCAACGCCGTCCGCGCGATCCTCTAACCAGTAATCTGCCCCCCATGAATACTGTCACACTCAAGTCAGGCAACACTCTCGAGACCCAAGCGGCGTCGTTCAAACACGCTTGGGCTCTCACGCAAGCGATCGCGGCTGAGCTTAGCGGCGATCTCCCTGAGATGAAGTCCAGCGCGATGGATAAAGAGATGGACATGTCGATGGTACTTGGTGCGGCTCTGCGCTTGGTATCGTCCCCCAAGGTCTACGCTCTGCTCTGGCCGTGCTTCGCTCCCTGTCTCTACAACAGCCTGCGGGTATCCGAAGAGCTGTTCGAGGACGAGAAGGCTCGCCAGGATTTCCTCCCATGCGTCATCGAGATCGTTAAGCTCAACGTGTTGCCTTTTATGAAGGGCCTCGACTTGTCGTCCTTGACGGGTCAGGCCCCAAAGCCTGTCAGCCAAAAGTAAAGGTAACCATGGACACAGCCTTACTTACAGCCCTGAAGCTGAGTAAGGCCGGGTTCGGGACAGCAGTTCAGATACTCGACATGCCGGTCGATATCGTGTTAGGTGCTCTCAATTACAACTCGTTCGTGGCCGACTACGAGGCTGCGTACTATGAACTTAACAAACCAAAGTGAAACTAGCCGAATTTTTTGCTGCGATTGGCTTCAAGGTAGAAGGTGAAGCGGACCTGAAGAAGGTCCAGACATCGATGATGAACATCGAGCACGCCTCGCGTGCGCTTCTCCTGAGACTTGCGGCGGTCACGGCGGCGATGGGCTTTATGACCAAGAAGGCATTGGAGAACTCCGATGAGTTCCGCCAGTTCGCTGCGGTCACGGGACTGTCCACCGACGAGCTGCGCGACTGGCAGTTCATGGCGGTTCAGGCTGGCGTAAGCACCGGCGACCTTACCAGCGTCATCAAGGATCTCCAGAAAGCTCGAACCGAGATCATGCTCGGCGGCGGTGACGCATCGGCTTGGAAGCTCCTCGGCATCGCGCCGGACGAGAACCCATTTACCACGCTCCAGAAGTTGAAAGAGCGCATCAAGGACATGGACCCGTCCGCCGCGCGCACGGTCCTTGGCAAAGCAGGCATCTCGGAGAGCACGTTCTCGATGCTCCGGCAGATGAACGCGGCCAACGTCGAGTTCAAGAAGCTCGGGCAGAATTTCCGGATCTTAAAGAAAGAGCAGGACGCTCTCGACCGAACCAACACCGCTTGGGCGCGCATCCGCAAAGAGGTGGAGCTGCTCAGCACCAAGTTCGTCGGGGTTATGGCTCCAGCACTGGAGGAGCTTCTTGGGGTAATGGAGGAGGTAGTCTTCGCGGTCGCTAGATTTGTCAAGGGGTTAGGAAGTGATACCTTTGCAGCCAAGGCGTTTCGGATTGGCATCATCGCGATCACCGGAGTGATTGTCGCTCTGACCGCTGCACTCTCAGCTCTCTTGGTCGTCCTACCGATATTCATTGGGGCGAGCAAAGTGTTCGGCGTATCCGCCGCAAGATGGTCCGCTCGCCGGTTGGGCGCTAGTGTCGCGGGCTGGGCCGCGTTGGGCGCACAGCTCCTCGGCTTCGCCACGACGGTGTACGTGCTGGTGGACGCTTACGACGAGCTGATGCAGGCGTTCGCCAAAACAGACTTCGTCAAGATGCTCCTCGACAAGTTCCAGTGGCTCGGTGACACGATAGACTGGATCGCGAAGAAGCTTGATAAGGCTTGGCGCGTGATGGAGAAGCTCTGGACTTCCAAGGACCCCATGGCCACTGAGGGCCACGAGATCACCCCTTCGCAGTCCGTGCTCGACTACGATCCTAGAAAGGGTCTCGAGCAGAAAGCTCTGGCTCCTGTGGGTGGTTCGACAAAATCCAGCGACGTGGAGCAGAACAACTCCATGGTGTTCAACCTTCGCGGCGGTGACGACCCAGTGTCTACCGCAAGACAAATTTCGGATAGCCTTAAACCGGCGCTGAGTGACGCGACCCGTCAGCTCCAGCCCTTTCTCTACGCATGATCGTACCAACTGATACCCCGAGCGTCTTCGACACTCTCTCCGCGCTCAGCACGCTGGAGAAGCAGGCGCTCGTTCGGCCGGACAACCCACCACCAGGAATCGCCGGGTTCGTGTTCGACCTCAACCATACGGAGACCGCGGAGTTCCAGTCAGACATAACGGACCATTACGTCGAGAACAACACCGCCGTGCAGGATCAGATCGTGCTCAAGCCTGAGAAGATCACGCTGCGCGGCATGGTCGCCGAGGTGGCCCAAGTCATGGTGACGAACGACGAGGTGTCCAATGTCCTCGAAGAAATCCCCTTCAATCAAGCACTGGTACCGGAGCTATCCCAAGGGCAGACCGACGCCATCGCGGCCCAGCTCAAGGAGTCCGTAGCGAAGAAGCAGTCCTTGGTAGGAACCAACTCGCTGAACCAATACTACAACGACCGTAGTGGGCTGAAGAAGGGCAAGCAGGCGGTGGCCTTCAATTACTTCTACCAGCTCTGGAAAGGTCGCCAGCTCTTCTCGATCGACACGCCTTGGGGTTTCTTCACTGGCATGGCGCTGGAGTCGCTCCGCGCTGAGCAGAACGAAGACTCGAAGTACATCTCGGACTTCACCGTCACCTTCAAGAAGATCCGCTTTGCGCAGGAGATCGTGGTTCAGATCGCACAACCTTCAGGGCGCACCGCCGAGCAGGAGAAACCAAAAACGGAGAACGGTGTAGCCTCACAGAAGCCCGTTGACCCGGCAACTCGTGGGCAGCTCTTTGTTAAGAACAGCTTTTGGGGGAGCCTCGGACTATGAACATTCTAAGCGGTTTCACTGACAGCCCGTCGCAGGTATCCACTATCTCGCTACCAGACGGTTCGTACGCGAGGCTCACCCTCACGTTTGTACCGCAGCAGCTCGGCTGGATGTTCGATCTCACTTGGGGTGACTTCAGCCTTCTGGGCGCACGGCTCGTGTATGGCGAGAACCTCCTGAGACAGTTCATCCATCGGCTCCCTTTCGGCATGGCGGTCATCACCACCTCTGGACTCGATCCCTACCACCAGGACGACCTCGTAACGGGTGACGCCGTTATCGTGCTGCTCGACTCCACTGATGTGGCGACCATCGAGACTGCCCAATTCACTCGCGATGATTAAGTACGATCGGAAGTACAAGTTGCAGTTAGAGAAGAATCCGAGGGCCTACGGTGATCCGGTGCCCACGGACCCTGCGGCGTTTGCTACGATCGAGCTGCCCTACACGCTGGAGTTCACCATTTCTCGTGGCGCGATGTCAGCGGCGAACACCGCTTCGTTCACGGTGTACAACCTATCGCAGAAGACTCGTGAGCAGGTGTTCTTCGATCAGTTCAACATGGATCAGTACAAGTCCGCCAAACTCTGGGCGGGTTATGGCGACAGCCTTTCACTTGTATTCAATGGAAACATACAGCAGTCGTGGTCGCACAAGCCGTCGGGCAGCAACAATGTACTCACTGAGATCCAAGCTCGCGAGGGCGCTTTCCAGATAGCGAACGGTTATACCACCCAGCAGTTCAATGGGAGCCAGTCGTACGACGAGGTGCTCAAGCGCCTGTGTCTCGACATGCCGTTCATGGACACCCCCATTGTGTCCAAGCGAGATAACAAGCCGGTGCGCAGTTGTGCGTTGTCGGGGAACACTTGGAAGCTGATCGAGACGTATAGCAACGGTGACGCCACGATTGACAACAACCGAATCGTTATCGTGAAGGAGTACGAGTGTATAGGGAGCACCGCGCTGCTCATCAATGCGGAGACGGGGTTGCTTGGGTCGCCTTACCGGGCGAACAAGACACTGGAATTCACAACACTTTTCACGCCGCAGCTCGAGATCGGGATGGCTGTTCGTATCGAGAGCCAGATCAATCCTCAGCTAAACGGTTTCTATAAGGTGGTCGGGTTCACCCACAACGGCACGATCTCCTCGGCCGTAGCCGGTGATGCCACGACCACTGCGCAGCTCTGGCTCGGTATGCAGACCCTCACTTGGGCCAGCAGCGGAAAGCCCGTAGACCCTGGTAAGACCGCATGAGCAACATACCCTCACCCCTGCTGACGCCTGACCTGCCGCAGCTCCTCAGTCTCAAGACTCGGGAGGTGCTGATGGATACCCACTGCGCGAAGGTCGGCACCGTGATGGACTTCAACGCCGCGAAGCAGACGGCCACCATCAGTTTGGTGTGGCAGGTTCGACGCGGGAACGTGCTCAAGGAGTACCCGGTACTCGCGGACGTTCCAGTGTTCACCCTTGGCGGTGGCGACCGTGTATTCACTTTCCCAGTACGTCGTGGCGATACCTGCCTGGTCGTGTTCGCTGATCGCGACATTGATAGCTGGTTCGCCTCGGGCAACACGGCCGCGCCAAACACTCCCCGCATCCACGACCTGTCGGATGGCATGGCGTTCATCGGTTTCCGCTCACTGGCGAACCCGGTCAAGACGTACTCGACGCAGGACGTGGAGGTCCGCAACGGTACGAGCAGCGTCTCGGTCGGCACCAAGATCCTGATCAAGAACGGCACCACCGATCTACTGGACGTGCTCCAAGCCGTGATGAACGCGATCTCCGCGCTTGACAGCGTGAAGATCGGAGCTAGTGCCGCCGGACAGATTGCGATTGCCAACGCGGCATTAACGGAGTTACTGAAACACTGATGAAGATCCGAGCTCTTGACGTTTCGGGTGACTGGGTATTCGGCCAAGGAAAAAGTTCCTATCTGACCGGATTGGCTGGGCTTGTCCAAGATATTGAGACCGCTCTGCACACCCTATTTGGTGAGTGTTTCTGGTCTGTTCGTTTCGGAGTGGATTGGTTCAATCTTATAGGCGGCAAAGCGCCCATCGCGCAGCAGAATATCGTCCTCCAGTGTCGGGAGGTGATCTCCTCGCGTCCCGGCGTGACGAAGATAAACTCTGTGACGGTCACCTTCACGGACTACCGTAGAACTCTCAACGTAGTCTTCGACATCTCGACGATCTACGGCAACTCGCGTACCACCTTCACCAAGGGCTTCTGATATGGCAACCAACTCACTCACCGCTGACGGACTCACGATTCAAACTCTACCAGACATCTTGGCTGAGATCATCGACGGCACGACGGACTTCCCAGGTATGAAGGCCATCTATGGGGACGACATCAACATCGACCCCAACACGCCGGACGGTCAGTCGATCCACATCAACGCCCAAGCGAAGCGGGATATGCTGGAGCTGATTCAGCAGGTCTACCAGTCTTTCGACCCTGACGAGGCTATTGGCATCAACCTTGACCGCCGCTGCGCGATCAACGGTATCAAGCGCGCGGGCGGCACGTATACCCAGCAACCTATCGAGGTCACGGTGGATCGGGCGCTCACTCTTACAGGTAAGGACGACAGCACTACGCCATTCACCGTTCAAGATCTTCAGGGCAACAAGTATCTGCTGGTGTCGACGCACGCCTTCGTGGCTGCTGGTACCGCCTCACTCGTCTTTCAAGCGGAGAACATGGGCGCTGTCACGTCAGCCCTCAACGCGATCACCGTGATCACCACCATCACGCTGGGCGTGATCGGGGTGAACAACTCCCTCGCTCCATCGGTTGTGGGCATCCCGCAAGAGCCAGACGGCGC